CTAAAGGTGTTCCGCCTGTTGAATCTTGTATTTCAGTAAGGTTTGCGCTTTGTCCTGCTGTTCCCCTAACAACTAGTGGGATGGATGCTGTCCCTGATGAAGCAACAATTTGTGCGCCTGTAAAACTGTTTCCCCCTGCAAGATTAGCTTTACCAGCCAAATCAGAAACAAGATTCGTAACCTGCGACTCAGCAATACTCAAAGCCGACTGATTAATACCAATAACAGGAGCAGTAGGAGTCCCAGTATTAGTAATCGGAGCAGTAACCGCAACAGATCCCACCACAGCCGGAGTATTAGTTTGCGTGTAAACCCAAGCCACACCATTCCAAGTGTAAGTAATCCCACCATAAGTAAAAGTTTGACCTACAGTTGGACTAGAAGGATAGGGTATGGCCACTACGCCACCTGTTGAGCAGTAAGGATTAGAGCTGCGGTGCTAGGTCTAGTTGGATCAGTCAAAACAGGGTAAGACTCTAAACTCACAGTCGTATTTGTTGATGACCAAAGAAACTCCACATACTGTCCAGCAGTAAGTCTAAGAAAATAGTTCCAACCAACAATCATGTGAGCAACTTCGTTGATAGATTTTCTGGCAGTAATAGAAATGTAGCCTGTAGAACCAGGCACATCAACACCATTTATTCTCAACCAAACAAAAATGTTTTCAACAGAGTTTGAAGTGTTTTGAAACTGTCCAGACCATTGAATGTTATACAAGCCAGCAGTTGGAAAATTTATTCTACTTGTATCAGAAAAATAGACATCACCAGAAAAATCGGTTGTATCAAAAGGCATAGCGTAAGCAGAAGTAAGGTTTGTTATTTCTTGTCTGCCAAGATACTGAAAAGCCCCATACTTTTTGAAAGGAGCATCAATAACTTCAACCGTATTCTCTGTTATAGCAACATCAACTGCATTATTTGTTGTCGTAATGACAGGGTTGCTCTCAACTACAACTATAGAAGTTTCACTCATCTAGTCACCTGCGGAGTGACAACAAATTTGCCTTCTAATAAACGGTCAGTTATTCCACCACCCGAAACTATTTCAAGATCATAAGAGTAATAGCCATCCGAAATTGCGCTAGTCGCTGTAGAAGCAATCGTGACAAGAATAGTTCCAGCAGTTCCACCTAAAGTAATACCAGATCCGTTAGTCAATGAAATGACGGTGCTAGCCGAATCAAAAGTTTCCCTAACCTGCATAGCTGCCGAATAGCCAGTAAAGTTCATTGGCAACCCATTGATAGTTACAGTAAAAGTCTTATCAAAGGTTGCACCCTGTGGGCAAGTAATGTTGTAGGTTCCAGGATTTATCATTGTCCACCACCAACAAAAGTCATGTTAGGCAACTCTAGTATTCGTAAAACTTCCTGCGGATCATAACCGGTAGCGACAAGCGTTTGAGCCATCTTCACCTTAGCTTCCATCTCACTCAAATCAGCCGCATTAATGTTGACATTAGCCAAAGGCACTCTAAAGACATCTCCGCCATCAATAACAGGTTCATCTTCTAGTTTCTTTATTTCATTTATAGATTTGAAGCCAGCCTGAATAGCGACACTATAAGCCTGATAGCGGGAAGATAGATCGCCACGAAGCAAAGCAGAGAAATTGAATTTGATGAACGCATCAGTAGGTAGCAGTTTGCTGTAAGACCACTCAATCTTTTCCAAGATAGGGCGAAGCGTGTGAGAAATGAACTGAAGATTGTTTTGTTCAACCGAAGCATAACTAGCAGTATCAGGGACACCAAGCATATGTAGTGGAATGTTAAACGCTCTCGCTATCTCTTCAACAGCGAACCTACGAGAATCCAAGAACTGTGCCTGATCATTAGGGACAGTAGTATCAACATACTTAGCACCACCAGACAAAATACCTGTCCTGTGAGCCTTCTTGAAACCCCTATGGCGTGAATCAAAACTATCCCGCAAATCTTTCGCTTCTTCAGGAGTTAACTCACCAGGATACTCAATTATTCCCTGAGTAGTAGAACCCTGACTAAAAAACCTAGCCGCATAAGACTGTAAAGCGGTAGCAACACCAAGAGCATCCTTGAGTTTCTCTACACGACTCAAACCAGTCAAAGAACCAGGAGTAGCCAAATCAAGAATGTGGATGACTTCATCAGAGTTTAGTGGCTTAGGTTCATCAGCGTAAATAAACATTTTGCGACCAATAGCAGATCTTTGAACAGTCATCTTGCTTGGATCTAAAGCAACAAGGTTTACAACTTCGCCACGATTATCTCTAAAGATACGAGTATAAGAGTTACCGGAGACAAGCAGAGAAGCAACAACAGCCCCATAGTGTGCCTGCCTTGTAGTGTCCACATCAGGTTGATCTATCCACGCTGGCTTAGGGCGGTAAGGTTTGCGTTCACCATAGGCTTACAGCCGAAAAGAAAGCAACAACTTCATAAGCGTTCTTACTGTTGATAGCGACACCAGCTTGACTCTCAGTAGTCAAATCACCGCCAAGAGAAAAAATACTTTGCTACGAAATTGACCGAGTATTCAAAAGTTTTTCAAGCATTACTTCTTATCCGTTCCAAGAGCCAAGCCAAACAGCAGAAACCCGACACCTAAAGTAATCACACCTGCTGGCAGATAGATAGCACCAACCCCAACCGAAATCGTAAGGATGCCTACCGCCTGAATTATTGAAGAAATCATTATTTACCTATCACAAAAACTTTGGCACTATCCGCTTTTCCATTTTAGCGCCTGCTCTGTCATACGCCAAAATAGCAGCAACCGCAGCATCTATTCTACGCAAACTAGAACGATTCTCTTTCACAATACGCACACCCAAACTATCTGTCTTGACCACAGCGTTAGATAAGTGGCGGGCAAGCAGCGGATTACCGTCATGGGTTACACGCTTCTCAACCACAGCATCAAAGAAGTTAGCGCAAGCAGGAATCATACGCTTCGCTGAAGTAGAAGGCCACTCAACGATAGGAACACCAGCATCAGCCAAAGCTTCCATAGATCTCTGCCAACGGTAAGGGTCACAAGCAACTTCCCTAACCTTGTATTTGGCACAAAAGTCCCTTATAGCGTTCTCAGCATCCAAAATGTCCACACGCCAAGAATCATCAGCATCAACAGGTTTCTCCCAAGCCTTCACAAGAAACAAGTAAGGCTTATCTTCTTCATCTCTTGGCTTGCGACAACCAACAATAACTGTCGTGTCTCCAGAGAACGAACCATCAAAACCCAACACATACTCGGCATCAGGGTCAAGTTCTACCGGATCAGCACACGCATCCCACACACCAGTAGGCAACCAAGAGATAGCACTAGAAACCCATTGATTACAGCGTTTAGTGCGAAACTCTGATTCAGGTGTGCGTAACACAGCAGACTCATAATCCGATAAAGCACAAATGTCATCAATACCAGGATTCGCTAAACGCCAAGTTTCTTCCAACCTATGGTCAGATTCTGTAGGTGCTTCCCACCAAGCCATAAAAAATGTGGGATCAATGACTTCACCACGAGCCACACGCTGACCATACTGATACAGCGAATAAGCAATACTGTCCTGACCGGTAGAGTCCGTCTTCACACCAGCAGTAGTAATAGCAACCATAGAAGCCATGTTGCCACGAGCGCCCTGAGCAAGCGACATAACATCAAACAGCTCCCTATTGGGCTGAGCATGAAGCTCGTCAAACACTATAAATGTTGGAGACAGGCCCTCTTTACTGAACGCTTCACTAGACAACACACGATAAACAGAACCAGTAGAAGGAACTTCAATAGCATCCCGATAAAGTTTCACCATGTCCATCAGATCTGGGTTAGCTTCAATCATCTTCTTAGCATCCGCAAACACAATACGAGCCTGATCCTTATCAGCTGCACAAGAATAAACTTCCGCACCATTAATGCCCTGAGCCAACAATCCATAAACACCAAGCGTAGAAGCCAAAGCCGACTTACCTTGCTTTCTCGGCATACCAATCAAATTGATACGGTGCTTCAAACCCTTCTCATCATAAGCAAAAACATGGCGCAACAAATCCTTCTGCCAATCACGCAACTCTAAACCCGAACCAGCCTTACCAGCAACACTATCCTTAGTGATAATCCCAAAAGTTTCAGCAAACGCAGCAACAGCATCCCCCTTACCATTAGCAATCTGCTCATCAGAAACAGGGGTCAGCCAAGCAGGTGGCCAACTAGCCATGCTTCTCCATAAAATCCGCCAACTTACTCTTAGCCTTCACTTCAGCCAAACCATACCTAGACCGATCAACAGGAGTCCAAGCCATCAAACTCAAATTAGATACAAGCGAACGCTCCAAATCACGCAACTGCCTACGATCA